TGTTTGTTGTAAAAACATTGGCAATTTCTTCCCTCTTTTCTCTGCTCGGCGCAATATCCCCGCACAAGCCTTCGGACTCAAAAAGTACTTTTGCTGCACTTCGCCAGTCTCCAAGACATCCGACAACGAACACACGTCTGCGTCTTTGTGGCACTCCGAAATATTGAGCGTCAAGAACCCTGTATGCGAACCCATACCCGAGTTTAGCCATCCCTTGAAGTAAGGCTGCAAAGTCATGTCCTCTGTTGCTAGAGAGTACTCCTGGTACGTTCTCCCATAAAAGCCATTTGGGTTTAAAATGGTCAGCCATTGAGAGATAGGTAAGCATGAGGTTTCCACGAGGGTCATCCAAACCTCTTCTGAGTCCTGCAATGGAAAAAGATTGGCAAGGTGTTCCACCGACCAAAAGTTCAACTGTGTCATTTAATTTCCACTCCTTAAATTTTGTCATGTCACCATAGTTTGTGACGTTATGATAATGATTCGCTAATACTTGTGATGGAAACTTCTCAATTTCAGAAAATCCAACTGGAGTCCATCCCATATGATGCCAAGCTGTTGTTGCAGCTTCAATACCACTGCATACTGATAGATATTTCATATTTCAGTTCCTAACGCTTCTTTAGCATAACGATAACTAATATCAGGATAACGCTCTGGATTAGCAATAATTTTTCTTGCCCAATCTTTCATATCACGTTTTGGCTTTGTCATTTCTTCAACAGCCAACTTAATTTCATCTACGTGTTTTTTACTTTCAATAAGATCAATTTTGTATGTAAGTTTTGAGTAAACTTCTGCTTTAGGTTTACATAACTCAATTATGTCTTTAACTGTTGGAAATGATCTACTACTATCAATCCATTGATCAAAAGAACTGCTTACTGTTTTAAAATCATATTTTTCAAGTTTAGCAAACCAGTAACGCAAAGTATCTTTATCAAATTCTTTATGATTAAAAGATGAACATACAATTTTCATCATTAGCATAAATTCTTTTTTATCAGTGTCTATCAAAATGGCTCTCCTTGATTTTCAAATGTTGGCTCTGCTTCCCATCTAGCTCCATTAATATATGTTGCACCTAATGGTATATATTGACCATTATTTTTAGTCCATTGATCTGTTTGTTTTTGCCAAGACAATGTATATAAAACTTTATCTATTGGTGGATTATTTTTAATCCAAGCGTTAAAAGAATCTTTCTTATCATCTTTTCTTGGATATGCAGCCCAAAATTCTAAAAATTCAGGATAGTCTTCATACGTATATTTATCTTTACTTGCCTTAACTTTACTAGACTTACCTAACCTTACCTGCGAGTCCACTTCGTCTACAATTTGTATACATTGTGTATCCATTGTATATACATCATTGTTTTTAGTAGATAATTTTTCTTTTTCATCTGTATATACAGTAGGTTTATATCTATCTTTTTGAATTAAGTTATGAATTTTCCAATGCTTAATAACACACACACCAGTCTCAAATGGAATTATAAATCTTTTAGATAAAAGTATCTTAAAATCATCATCAGCACAACCAAGCATACGCTGTATCTTTTTAGCGTTATTTATAAATCCATCATCATCAGCACGCATTGATAAATGAAAATATAATGCTTGAGTAGATAATGGCATATCTAAAAAAGCATCACTATCAATAATTGTTTTTGCAAACATTCTACGTTCAGCCATTTATAACCTCCAGGCATAAAAAAAGGGCAACTACCACTAAGGGAGCAGCCCTAGCAATAATTACCCTTGATACCAATGGCATCACCTACAACGTCTGCTCACGCTACTGGTCATGCCACTGCTTATAAGATACTACATATTTTTAATTAGTTCAACAGCTTCATCAATATTATTAATAATTACAACTCTGCCCAGCCAAGTAGCATGAAACTTATGCTCATCAGGTGTCAGCTTACGTTTACTTGGTGGCAATGATCCATCTTTAATCTCAACCAGCACATTAACTCCACGAAATCCTAACACGCAGTCAGGGAAACCAGAGCCGAGTGATGCTGTATCAAATACCGTTGCGCCTAAATCTCTAAATGCTTGGATTATCTCTTTATGGTTGCTGTCTTTTCTAGCGTATTTACGCATTATAAGTTTTCCTTATTAAAGTATTTGTTTATATAAGCACAAAGTATTACACAATTAATTTATTCGTGTATAGTTATATCCATACAATACGTAACCAGGAGAGAAAAAATGAAAAAAGAAGTTGAAACAGTTGAAGTAGGTAAAGTTAAATTAGATATATGGTTTACATATTCACGTGATTTTGGATTTGAGATTGATAGCATTGAAGACTTAAATGGCACACAAGATTTAACTAACATTATTAGTGATTATTTTATAGACAAAATTCATGAAAAATTAACTGAATTATACAGATCAAATGGGTGGTTATAATGGAAAACTTAATTTTAGTATTATTAGCAATATGGATGTTTTGTTTAATAGCAGTAGTAGGTGAATATTTATTTGGAGATGAAGAATGAAACAATTAACAGATGAACAGATTTTAAAGTTATTTAATGGCTTTGTGTATCAAGATCAAATAATTAAAATCGTGCGTTTAGTAGAAATGTATTATGGTATCGGAGAGAAAAAATGACTAATGAATTATTTAACATTCCAGTATTTGTGCATAAAGATATTATTTACTTGCCACACTACAATATGAAAGATAATTATGTATCACCTGGCTTTGGTAAACATCACCACAATACATGGACTAAAAAAGAATTATTAGATGCAGGTGCTGAACAACAAATAATGCCACTATGGGTAAGGAGCTGGTAATGTGCCAGCAACAGTTTGAAATTCAAGTTATGCAACAATTAAAGGAGATGGAATATGAACAAAATATCAGCAGCACTCGTAAAAGCACAAAAAGAGTTTTCACCAGCATTGAAGTCAAGCACCAACCCACATTTCAAATCACGTTATGCGGACTTGGCAGCTTGCGTAGAAGCAGTCATCGATGCTTTAAATAATAATGGCATCATGCTTATGCAAAAAAACCATCCAAATGATGCGGGAGTAGCCATAGAAACGATTTTTATTCATGAGTCAGGTGAAACTATTAGCGGTGGTGTTTTAACCGTTCCTGCAACAAAACAAGATGCACAAGGTTATGGATCAGCTTTGACTTATGCTAGACGTTATTCATTGATGGCTGCTTGTGGTATAGCGCCAGAAGATGATGATGGAAACTCAGCAAGCAAACCTAAAGCAAAAGAAAAGATTACAGATGATCGCCTTAACGGTGCAATACAAAAAATTGTAGATGGTCAATATACTGTAGCTAAATTAAAATCAAACTTTGATTTAACAGCAGATCAACTTAAACTTGTTAATGAAGTTTGTGGAGAATAATATGCAAGGCACGCAAGAGTGGAAACAAATGCGTGCTGGCAAAGTTACTGCCAGCCGTATAGCAGATATTATTGCTAAAACAAAATCTGGTTACTCAACATCACGAGCAAACTACATGACTGAACTTGTTATTGAACGTTTTGGTGTAATCAGTGAAGGATATGTTAATGATGCAATGATATGGGGTACTGAAACAGAACCACTTGCTAGAATTGAGTACGAAAAACGTAATCTAGTTTCTGTTGATCAAATTGATTTTGTTATGCACCCTACTATTAAAATGACAGGAGCAAGTCCAGATGGTTTAATAGGAAATGATGGAATTTTAGAAATAAAATGTTGTAACACATCAACTCATTTAAATTATTTAATAGATGATATATTTCCTGTTAAATATAAGCCTCAAGTTATGTGGCAATTAGCTTGCACTGAAAGAAAATGGGCTGATTTTGTTAGTTATGATCCAAGAGCTCCAGAAGGTTTGCAATATTTTAGCATTAGAGTAAATAGAGATGATGAATATATTTCTTTTTTAGAAAAAGAAGTTACATTATTTTTAAATGAACTTGATGTTAAATTTAATTTATTAAAAGAAAAGCTGTTATAATTAAAATGTGGTCGCTGGAGAGCGGGCAACTGATAAGATGCTAACTCATCTTTCAGCCACATTACTCACTCACTGTTAGTTAGGACATTCAAATGAAAAATCAAAAATTATATTGGATATGGGCATCTATGATTCAAAGATGTACTAATCCAAAAAATAAAGCATATAAAAATTATGGAAACAGAGGGATATTTGTCTGTGATTCATGGTTAAAATTTTCAAATTTTATTTCTGATATGGGAGATAAGCCTGAAAACTATACTTTAGAAAGAATTGATAATTTACAAGGATATTCTAAAGAAAATTGTAAGTGGGTTTCAAGATTACAAAATAATAATAATAAAAGAGTTTATAAATCAAATAAAACTAAAATTAGTGGAATAGAAATAAGAAAAGATAATGGATCATTTAGAGCAAGAATTAGATATAACAAAAAAATTGTATTAGATAAAACGACAGATAGTTTTTTTGATGCTTGCTGTTTTATTTTCAGCAAAAGAAATGAATTAAATCAGCAAAGAAAAGTTAAGGAAAAGTTAGATGGGCAGACTTTACAATCCTAAAGCGCAACGTAAACTACAAAGGAAAAATGATGAAAAGACTAAAACTAAAACTTGCTAGATTATTTTACGTAGAGTCAGCAGCACGATGCAAAGCAAGGTTAAAGCGTAATATGAAAGAGTTATACAAAGGTGGTATAATGTATAACATATTGCAAGATGGTGAGTTTGGTTATTATAGAAATTATTAATTTTTACCTAAAGGAAAACACATGAATTCTCTCAATGCTATTGTCCGTTTATCAAAAGATGCGGAATTAAGATTTTTATCAGATCAAACACCAGTTGCACAATTAAGCATGGCAATGACATCTGGTTATGGTGACAAAGCAGTAACAACATGGGTTAATGGATCAATTTTTGGTCAGCGAGCCAACACATTAGCACCAATGCTTTTAAAAGGTCAACAAATAGGTGTAACTGGTGAGATTACTAATCGCAAATATGTTGCTAAAGACGGAACAGAAAAATACTCGCTAGAAATGCGTATAACAGACGTTACGCTGTTGGGTAAGGCAAACGTATCAGATAGCAAAGAAAATGCGTCTGCGCCCACTAGAAATGCGTCTAAAAGCGATTCTTTTGATGATATAGAAAGTGATTTTCCTTTTTGATAGGAGATAATTATGTCTGGCAAAGGTGATACATACAGAAAACTTAACGCAGATCAACAGAAAGCGTTTGAAGATAACTTTGATAGAATATTTGGTAAGAAGAAAAAGAAATACGATGAAGATTTCCACGATGATGATCAGAGAGAAATGGCACTAGCTCAAAATGGAAATGTTGGTTACGATGAAAAAGATGTATTAGGAAAATAAATTAAGGGGCAATTAAGCCCCTTTTTTATTAACGACACATTGCGTAGCAAGTTACCTCGAAGCCAATGCGATGCTCTGTAGCACTAGGTGTAGTCCATTTCATAATAATCTCCTTAATATACTAACCGCAAGTCGGTTATGATTAGTATATTGCGCTTATGTATATATTTTGTATATACAGAAAATTATTAATGTAGGTACATTACTATAAATACCGACAATTTGATTATTTAAGCATATCTGAATTTATTGTAAGTCTTGAAACTTCACCATAGTCATAATGATATGTTATTACTTTAGCATCACGACCAGATAACCATCCACCGCGAGCAGAATAAGCATCAGCAGGAGCAAGTGTTCTATGTTGCTCAACTATCATTAGATTATTTTCTCTGACGTCTATACTGTGATAATGCCCCATATGAGCATAAGCATATTTAGTGCGCCCAAACATTTCACGAAACTGAGATGCAAATACTTCGCTTACATTTGTTACTTTTCGTTTATGTCCATGATGAAAGAATAATGCTGTTTTACCAAATTCGTAAGCATTGTAAGGATTTGGGCTTCTATCTACAGTTATTCTAGGTTCATTTTCATATAATGCGCTAAACCATTCACGTAGCCATATTTGCGATACAGGATCATGATTTGCATCTGCCATAATAATATGTACTTTTTGATGCTTTGCCAGCAGCATATTAATTACGGTTCTTAATACACGAATAGCTGTACGAACTAATTTTGAAAATCTTGTATCAACATCTAATAAATGTTTTGATGCTGGAGTTACTGCATCCATTCCATCAAAATGTAAAAAGTCTGATAATTGAGCAAATACTGCTGTATCTGCATTTGGAGATTGCTGAATAGCTTGTGCAAACCATTTTATTACTAAATCTTGAGCAATGTTAATATCCCAGTCATCACCATTCGTTTCTTCGCTCCAGGCAAGCATACCAAGATGATAATCTGTTACAACATAACAATTTAATAAGTTTTCACTGCCAGTATGTGGTGGTTTTGTTAAATTTTCACGAGGAATTTCATCTTTCATTCCTTCAATAACTTCAAGCATCATCGCTTGTAGTCTATCATTATCAATACTAGACTTTACCCATTGACCACTAGGTTTACCGTCTTTATTATAATATGTAGAAACACCTTTAACGATATAGCCATCAGGTACAGTACGAGTCATGTCATGATCTGGACTATACCCTTGCTTTGCTGCACGTTTCTTTAATCCTTCGATTGCACTTTGTATAGTTCCGTAACACACACCTAATGCTTTAGCTGCTTTACGATTTGACCCATACTCATTTAGTGCATCAATAATTTCTAATTGTCTAACTGTTGCAAACTGCCTAAGCCCTTCATATTTCATTGTTTTTCCAACTCAAGTATGTAGTTGCCTAATTCTATTGCATTTTCTTTGTCTAAGCAAATACCACCATTACTTTGCGGTAAAATCTTTAGTGTCGGCTTTGTTGGCTTTATCGTCTGGTGGGTACAAGCTGCCACCGAATTTATCAACGTACCAAGAATAAGGAGATTTTTCAAGCTCATTGCGCTCATTTTGCGCCTTTCTTGATTTAATAGCGGTCAATAGGTTATCTATCAACCGCAGTATGATTTCTATAGACTTCATTTACCAATCTTAGAAATAGCTGTAACACGACCATAGATTGCCAGCAAACCACCTACAACAGCTACAATTTGTTCAGCTAGACCATTGGTATCACCTAAATCATAACCTGCAATTTGCGCTAGTGTAGCCAATACAGCTAATCCTGCACCCCATACTGTTTTAGATTGCAAAATACCTTTTACGTCATTCATGTTATTACTCCTTAAATTATTTCAATAGTAATGTCTTTAACACCTTGTAGCCGTGACATTAATTCTTTAAATGTTGCACGAGAACTGCCAACAAATCCATCTTTTAACTTCTTGCCTACCAAAACGCACCCATTTGTGTCTGATTTCGTATTGCCATTATGAATCCTTACACCAGTAAAATTTGGCACGTTTAACAGCAACGGCATGAGCTTCTTAAACCTATTACTCATGTTAATAATGACTTTGTATGTGCCTAATGGAATTGCTGTTTCATTCTGTACTTTAACGTCACGCTCTTGATCTTCAATCGTATCGCAGAAATAAACGCTTTCTATATATAACTTGCCATGCGTGTAATCTTTAGTGCCATGCTCTCTAATTAACTTTAGCTTCATGCGTCTAAAAATCCTTTGTAATAGCTGACTTCTAATTCATCATATTCATTAATGGTAAATTCTAGTTCACTTCCATCAGCAAGTTCTATGTAGAAATGATTATCGCCATCAGAACCAAATCCTTCAATCTCTAAACCTAGTATTGCATCAAAAGCATCTTCATTCATTTTTAGTTATCTCCGAGAAAATACCTTCATCAATCAATTCATGCGTTAGTTCTGTTTCTGCTATGCAAGCATCACAAGTATCTTCGTCACCTTCTACGTTAATGATAAATGCGTGATTACACTTTTTACAGAATGTGATGCGATTGGTTAAGACTTGTTTCATTTGCCACCTATTGTAAAAAATGCAGCTAATGCGCCAGCAACGATAACCCAGATAACTTTGTCAGTCCATGTAGATGAACCTTCAATCTTAGATACTCTGTTTTCAAGTATATCTTGTTTAGTGTCGTATGTATCCATGCGCTTAAACAATGTAATCATGCGCTCTTCCATGCGAGCAAGCGATACAATGGCTTCGCTAACTCTATCAAGTTTTTCTTCAATGCGATTGAGTCGTGTGGTTTGATCATCCATGTTCGTGCTTTCTTATTGATTGTTTAATAAACCTTGTTGTTGTAATCCACCTTGCTGTTGCAACAACTGTCTAACTAAGGCATTGACTGCATTGTTATCATAAAACATACCAAGACCTTGATTTTGTTTTTTATACAAATTCAACGCAGCACCTGCTTTAACTTTTGGAATATCAAATATAGATTGACCAGCACCAGCAATAGCACCTAAATCACCAGCAGTAGCTTGTCCAGCAGTAATTTTTATTGGTGCGCCTATACCAGCAATATCACGATTCTCAATCCTACCTGCTGCTCTTATTAAATTAGGCGTTAATTCAAGAAGTTTTCCTTGACGTTGATTTATTGCACCAATTTCAGGTATTCTTTGTTCAATAGTTTCTTTTGCTGCTTTACCCATAGCTTTATACGCTTCTTCTTTAGCTATAGATGGTTTTTCAGGTGCGCGACCATAATCAACACGCTTATATACGTCTTGTTTAAACTTTTGCAACTCATCTACTGTTACAAATTGTTTTTTCTGACCTTTAACCATAGTTCTAAATTGCTTTTCAATAGCATTTAGTTCTTTTATATCTGATGGTGATTCAATTTTAAATCCACCTAATTCATTTCTTACATTTTGAATATTTTTTAATACTTCATTAGCTGGTATTTTTTCATTAGGTGCTGATTGAATTAAATCATCAATTTTATTACCTAAGTTTGAAACAATAGATTGAGCTTTACCAACACCAGCATATGTAGGCATAATTTGTTCTTGCAATGCTGTTTGTGTCAGTGATGCACGTTCTTTTGGTGAAAGTGTAGTAGACCATTTTGCAGCACTTTCGTACATTGACGCGGGAACTGTTTTAGGAATTGCTTTTGATAAACCATAAGTTGCAATATTTGTAGCTACATTTAATGGTTCAATAGCTGCTCCTGCTTTTGTAACAGCAGATGCGCCAGGAATTGCAGATGAAACACCAGTAACAAGCGCAGATAAGTCGCCTAAAAATCCAACTGGGTCTTTTTCAATAGTTTTAAGTGCTTTTTCACCTGATCCATAACGCTGTTTATAAAACTCATTAATAATACCAGCAGATTCTTGTGCTTTTGTTGCAGCTTCTGGACTCCAGTCTAATTTATTAATAGCATTTACTATTGGCTGTGGTAAAACTTTTTGAAGTTCACCAGCACCAACATCTAAAATTCCGCTAACAGTATTAATTGGATGCATTATTGCTGATGCTATGTTTTTTCCATATTCCATACCGCTTGATGGAATGTTTTTTACCATTTCTGTAGCAGAAAATGGCTGTTGTTTATTAAATTCAGATTGTGCATAAGCTAAAATTTCGCTTTCAGTAGCGTTATCTGGAGCTGTAACATCATAAACACTACCATCTGGAGCTGTTATTTCATAAACTGCCATAATTATTCACCTATTGCTTTCTTCTAATAGAGAAACCAGTAGCAGGTTTTCCACCAGTTAATGATTCAACTTGTTTTTTAATGCTATCACTTACAGCACTACCTAATGAATCATCATAAGCAGCTAAACCTTCATAACTAAATGTGCCTTTTTGAACTTGTACTCTAGCCCAATCAGCAAGTTTAGACATACGTTTTGCATTTGCTTCTGCAATTTGACCCATTAATGCGCGACCAGGTTGAGATGTAGCTAAACTTGGAAATGCTGCTCTATATGCATTAAATTCCAAATCTGATGTTGATCCACTACCAGGTGTTCTAATTTCAGTTGCTGCTTTATTTGCAAGTGCAGATACAGCTTGATTTACATTAGCTTCTGGTGATTTTATACCTAAGTAGTTTTGCAAATCAGATGATAATTTAACGACACCACTGCCTTGTTGATTACCAATTAAAGAGTTAATTGTTTTTGTTTGTGTAGCAATGCTTCTAGCAGCATTTGCATTAGATGTTAAACCTAATAATGTATCTTTATCAACTTCAAGAATAGTCTTTTCAGCAGGTGGCAAATTAACATTAACATTTGCCGCTGCTTGAGGTGGAGCAAATGCGCTACCAGTTGATATTTCTTTCCAAGTTCCATCAGGTTGAAACTCTTGTGTAATAATTTCATTGCCACGTCTAAAATCTCGTGTTTGACCTATTTTAAATGCTGGTTCTTGTGGCGCTGTATATGCTACAGTTGGAGTTGCTGTTACATCGATTAATTGATTACCAACTTTTTCATATTTACGTTCTGGTGTTTTTGTTAATGTTTTTGCATATTCACTAGCAACTTCTGGATATGCAGTAGCAGCAGCGCGTAAATTCTCTGGCAATGTTTGTGCATATTGTTGTTGCGCTGCACGTTGTTCTTGCTGACGTTTTAACTCAGCTAATTTTTGCTGTGTTTCAAAGCCACGTAGCGCATTTTCATATACACCTTGACCTGATTGCTGACCAGCCATTAAAGCCTTACCAAGATATGGCAATGCAGAACCATAACGCTGATTTCTAGGCTGTGCAATAAATGCGAGTGCAGTATTAATCAGACCAGTTGTATTTGCTTTGCTCTGTAATTTGCTTAAATCTTCTTCACCAAGCAATCCAGTCAAATACTCAGGCGGTGTGCCAAATAAGTTATCAAATAAAGCCATAATTATACCTTCCTACGCTTAAATACTTTTGCTTGTGGAAACTCTACTGCTAATTTACCGCCAGAGCCTTGTTTCATTCCGCCACCTGTTCCAGCCATTTGACGGTATTGAGATGTGTCCTGTGAGTCACTTAATAGCGATGCAACACCTGATAAGTTATCTGGAGCTAACTTTCCTAACATCGATCCTGCTTCACTTGCTGCGTTAGATAGCAAACCTTCGCCACCTTTATATATTGGATTACCTAAAAAATTTGTATATTGGTCTTTTGCAAGATATGTTCCTGTTACAGGGTTTATAGCACCAAGCTCTGATTCAATGCTACCAGGAATAATGTTTTGTGCTGATGCAACTTCTGCACCTGGAATAGGAGTTTGTAACAATCCACCAGTAACACCACCAGTGATACCTGTTTCAACACTGCCTTTTAATGGATTGTTACCAGTTAATATGTTTTTACCAGCATTAATTCCTAATGCAGTTAATATTGGCATCCACCACATATTAAACCACCTTTCCTACTACATAGCAGATAGGTTCAAAGATAGCACGATAGATACGACCTAATGTGTCACGCTTACCACGTTTCTGTTTCCAAATATCTGCTGTACGATGCCTTGCAACATGTTCTAGCACGTTTCTAACAAGTTTTCTCACTGGATTAGTGTTCTTATATGAAAACATCAAAATAGGCAGGAATACAGCGTGATAACCACGTTCATATGCAGGATCAAGATTAGCTGATTGTTTCAACCAGATAGCTTGACGGAATGAACCAAAACCGTAAACATGATTCATTGCGGTACAGATAATCTTACCACCACCTGATTGTGTAGTAGTTGAAGTTGTACCAGCAGGTGCTCCATATACTTGTGATAAGAACTGATTAAGTTTATTTTGTGCCAAGTTTTGACCATAGTTGTAGCGGTCAATATCAGATTGCAATGCTGCTTCTTGGTAGTTTTCCATTTGCTGACCAACGTTACCAAGTTGCTGAATATCACCATAATCTGCTGCTGCAAGTTGTGGTGCTGCAAGTGCTGCTGCATTTTGTGCTGCACGTTCGTTAGCATAGTTTTGATATGCAAGTTCACCATACTTGTTAGCCAAAGTATTAGCCATTGTTGTTGCTGCACGATTCTGAATATCAGCAGATACACCTGAACCATAGCGACCAGCTTGTGATGCGCTTGATTGTGCTTGTTTAATAGCGTCAAAGTAGTTTTGCTGTGCGCCTTGTGATGCACCAGCTAATGCTTGATTAAAGTACGGATTGTTTTGCAGGTATTGACCTTGAATAACTGCTTGTTGTTGCTGTTGTGCAGCAGGTAACAATGGATTACCTTGCAGCGCACGAGTTTGCTGTGCTTGCAGTGCTGCTTGTGTTTGTTGTGATGGACTAACGTATGTTTGACCAGGATAGTAACTAGGAGTTGCTGACTGATACAGCTTTTGTGCTTCTGTTAATCCATAGTTCACATACGGTTTAAGAGTTGGATCAATACCTGTTTGTGTGGTAGATTCACCGCCACCGCCACCTTTACCGCCACCATAAAGTGTAAAGTTATCTACTAAAGAGTCTAGCCATTTGTGTAATGTAATCATTTGTTACCTTTCAGCGCATCACTGCGTTTGAATAATTAAACTGTTAATTCATAGAACATAAATTTAGATGTGAAACCATCATTTTTAAATATACGTTTCCAACCTGTTCTGCCGTAAGACTCTATACAATCACACTGGTTATCTTTAGCAAAACTTCTTAATACACTTAACATTTCATCTTTCCACTTTGGCAATTCAATACCGCCTGTAAAGTGCATAATCAACGTTCGTTTTTGTGGATATTGCATTATCTCTGTTATAACAGCGCCATATACTTTGTCATCAAAAGCTATCCATAATTGTTGATTGCCTTTGCATAGTTCATTGTATATATCTTCAACCGCATATCTTCCATGCGTATATTTTGCTGCACCTGCCATATATGCTTCAATATCTGCCCACACAAAGAAATAATCTTGTGGGTGTATTGCTGTAATGTTCATCCAACCACCAAATATTTGTATGTTTTATCTGCTGTGTCGTTAGCAAAATGGCTGATAGTAGCTTGACCTTTTTGCTGTGCGCTAATATATACGTTATCACTTGATAGTGGTGCAATATATTGTACTGTAACAATAGCAGCAGGAATAGATGGTCTAGGGATAACTGCATCTGCTGCATAACTCTCTAAACCAATTAATGTGCTTGATGTAGTGCCAGCAACTTCAACATAATCACCAGCTTGCAATTCTAAAAAGATATTGACTGTTCCAACAATATGACCCCAGTCTGATGCTGATTTTCTTGCAGGTATATCAAAGCGACTAGCTGATCTATCTACATCTGTTCCGTTTACTCTAAACCAAACATCTGCATATTGTGCCACATTGTCTTTATTAACTAATTGCAATGAAAATTGCACGTTATAAATGCCATAATTACGTACATATATGCGAGATGAATTTGAGTAATAAACACCACTTGCTTCTTCTGTGGTGTCATATATGACTACAGCAGTAGAGCCTACGCTTGGTGCTGTTTGGTCAGTATTATTTGAAAATGAACCGTAAGGTGCTGCATCTGATTCTGCTGCATCTGTTTGTGGACTTAACAATATGATTGAATCGTAACCAATACGTTCATCATATAATGTAGTTGTTGTTGCCCAACTTGTGTTAAGTGTTATTGTACCAGTATTGTTAGACTTACCATCAAGTAAATTGTTTACTACCTCGCTAATTTCACGAGGTTGTGATCCAGATGGATTAAGTTTACGATATTGACGATTAACGGTCATCGTGTACCTTGTCCTGTTATTTCAATATCGATACCAATGGCATTACTCCATTGACTACCAGTTGGTACGATAGAAAGCCTATGATACTTACCACCAGAGCGCAAACTAACACGATTTTCACTGTCTGCTGAAACATAATCACCATAATCAGGAACTTGGTTTAACAAAGTACGTGATGCAATTGCTACGTTAGCAGAACCATTATCAATGACTGGTCGAGCCAATGTAATAATTGATGTGTTTTCACTACCAATATCACCTGTTGATATGTCAGCAGTAGTATTTGCACCAGTAAATGTTACTATTTTAGCACCTTTTGCGCCTGCAAATAGTAATTTACCACCTGCCCATAATGCATCATCAAGTGATGTAGTTAAACTGTCTATAGTTCCATAAATATCTAGTGATTCAAGCGTTAAACCTGCTGTAGCTGCATAAGCAACATAGTTTGTATCTGTGTTAGCGTATGACCACTTTTGTACCTGCCAGTTATAAATCAATAATTGACGCTGACCAAAGTTGTCTAAAAAGTTCCACACCACTATTTTACGGATAGGATCAACTGTTGCTGACATTGTATCTAGTTTAGATGGATTTGAGTTAGATTGAAACCAACGGTCTATTTTCTCATTGCCAATAGGTACGATATTAGTACCATCACATGAGTAGAATCCATCATCACCTAAGAAATAAGTAATGTTACCGTATTTGGTGACTGAGTTACCTTCTACGCAACCAAGACTTTTAGAAATAGTATCAAACTGGAAGAAAAATGGGCTACCAATGTAAGTCATGCGAACAATCGCACGTTCCATTAGCACTAAACCAAATTCACCACCAGTAATGCCTGTGATATTACCGCCATCAGGTATGATTTGATAATCTGATTGACTTGCGTTACCAGAAGTCCAATCTGTTTCATCGTTAATATCTGACCATTGAACTTTGTTTGAATTTGTACCGCCATC